CAGAAGCAGCACCTATAGTTACACCATCAATTGCACCACCGTTAATATCAACAGTAGCGTGAGTAGATGTACCTGTAGAAGTAAGATCAGTAAACGTACCTGCAGCAGCCGTTGTGTTACCAATGGTAGTATTATCCATAGCACCAGAGTTAATGTCAGCAGATGTAATAGTAGCTGTACCTGTAAGAGCAGTTGTACCAGTTACTGCTAATGTACCACCCATTGTAACATTACCTGTAACACCAAGCGTACCGCCTACAGTAGCATTACCTGAAGCATCCATAGTAGTGAAGTCTGCAGCAGCAGCAGTTGTACCACCTATTGCTGTACCGTCTATTGCACCACCGTTTATGTCTACGGTAGTTGCAGTCATAGTAGTAAATGTACCTGCAGCAGCCGTTGATCCACCTATAACAGTGTTATCTATAGTTCCACCTGACAGGGAAATAGAACCAATACTTGCAATACCATTTACGTAAAGGTTTTTAAACTTTGTACTTGAACCACCAAGGTCAATGTCGTTATCTGTTACAGGAACAATAGCACCATCTTGAATACGTATTTGCTCTACTGCAGCAGAAGATACCTCACTAAAGAAGCCTATACGATTGTTAGATGTATCTATTACAACTTTGTTTAGTGCATCACTGTCAGCTATCAGAGGTACGTAACCACCTTCAGTGGAACTACCATCGTGCTTATGTCCAGTAGCTAAAGCAAAAGTATCTCGTAGAGCATTGTACTCTGCGTTTACTGGTGCAGCTTTAATAACCGCATTAGCGATAATATCTGCTGCTGATTGTCTTGAATAACCTGCCATGTTACAACCTGTCTCCTACTCCAAATGTAATCACTAAACCTTGTATACTGTGTGACGCATCTGAGTCATTAGTTACATACCTGAAAGATGCTGATTTACCTGATCCTGATATATTAGTTCTCTGGACTGGCGATGGATTACCATCAAATATTGCAGTGCTATTATATGTAGCCTCGTTAAAGAAAGCTGCAGCACCTGCAGTAGATAAATTAAAGTTAGTTGGGTTAAGAGTATCCACATCTTCATAGTCATACACAGCCGACATAACAATTGAGTTATCGCCTTCTGATCTTAGGTAAGTTGCTACAGTGTAAAATACCTTACGTTGTTCTGGGTCTTGCATATGAAAGAATGGTGTTTGAAATATACTTAGTATATTATTTCCTGCAAAACTATTACCTACTTCTTGTTGTTGTACCTTACCTGCTGAAGTACCATGTAAAACAATTTCATTCTGACCTATATATCCACTATCTGCACAAGTAGCTGTAATACCTAGCATTTGACTATACTCAAACTGTAAGCCGTTAGGTGTCTGCCTAAACCCACCAATAATACCTTGAGTATCACTACCTGCAAAGAAATACCTAAATTGTGTTTTCTGTCTAATTACTACTGCATTTAAACCCTCAAGGTCAATATCAAAAATAATATCTGTAAAAATAGATTGAATATCTTTTGACACTGTTTCTAAATTTACGTCACCAATCTTTGCTGTACCTGAGATAGGGCGTAGACCATCTTGAGATAAAAATAGTAAGTCACCACCAATTTCTATAACACTGTCTGTAGCTAGGCATCCTAAATCATCTGTAACTGTTTCTAAAACAAAGTTAGAAATATTATTACCGACAAGCTTACGAATGTTGTTACTACCAAAAATATACAAAGCATCACGAAAAGTTTTTATAGCTACAACAGGAAACCCTATGTTTATAACACCTGACCCATTTGCTGAACTAAAGTCTGTTTCTGCATAAGGAGCACTAAAGTATAAGTTTGTATTTTCTGCAGGATCACCTGCTAAAAACATATGGTTTTGAAATATCGCAGAAAATTTAGGGTCTGTGGGGGCATCAGCATGAGTAATCTGAGTGTATGTTGTACCATCATAAGTAGCTGCAGGATTTATACCATCTGTTAGTATTACCTTTGGGCTACCAAAATTATATCTAGAAAACCTAACTTTAGTTACTCCCACCATTGTAGGAGAACCTGAAGTTGACACAGCGTCCCAGGCTGAACTAGAGTTATTCCATTTATGTAAGTAGTTGTTACCTGATGAAGGTTTTCTACAAGCTAGTATACCATCGTTAATACCATTAGCTACACAAACACCAAGAACACTTCCTGTTCCTGTAACCGTACCGTAGTTATTAGCAAATCCACTTATTTTTCTGTAACCACCAGTAACAGCAGGTTCGTAGTTAATAAGTGCAGTAGCAGATCCAGGCTGCGTCTCACCCTGAGATAGCACATCTCTGCTAGTATTTAGTCCTCCTTGACAGAAGACTTTAAACGAGGCTAGATTTTCAGGCATTAAAATACTCTACCTAGTACTTGATTAGAAGAGTTGATTCTATCAACAACTGTTGACCTCACTCTTAGTTGTTCATCTACAAGAACTCTTCTCATAGCTTTAATACCGTCTTCAAAGTTTTGTTGATGCATTGCAGCACTCTGTTCGTTAGACCTAAACCTCATCATGTACATCATAGCGCCATCAATAACTACGTGATTAAATCTATCTGGTATAACAGATGTGTCATTGAAGGCTGATAAATCAGAAGGAAACTTCCAATAAACATATTCTATTTCGTAGGAGTTATCAGGTATTGGTGTCAATCCAAACTTTTCTTCATTAGTTTGATATATTAGAGTAGGAGCAGATATGCCTGTCGCATCCCCTGTATCATCAAAGTGTCTATACTTTTGAATGTACTCATCATATGTAATTGAAGGTAAGTGCATTGGTGTATTATCAACAGATGTTAACTTCTTAATATAAAAAGTTTCCCAGTCTGCACTAGAATAATCAGCAGGAAAAGCATATTGCCTAGTACCTGCTGCTAATGTCTGTGTATTTGTTGTTTTTAAAAATGGAAACTCTTGTCCTGTTTGTATTATATTTCTAATGGAGTTATTAATAGCATCTTTAGCTAAAGCCTGAACGTTACGTACAGTTGTAAAACCATCACCTGCAGTGTCTAGTGTGACTTCGTTTAAACGTGTTAGCAGTTGATTTGTTAAGACTACATAAGTTGCCATGAAAAAATCCCTTAGATAAACTTAAAGGGGCAAGTTTCCCTGCCCCTAAAGTTTTATTTATGCAAGTGTATCACGATCTACTTCTTGAGCAGTACCGTCATTACCCCGATCTGTACAGTCCATCATAACTGCCCAGATACGCATCTTACCTGTAGTAACTGCACCACCAGATAGTGAAGCAATTGTTAGATCGATGTTGTCATCTGCGACTGCCATTACAGGCTGATAGGCTGCAGGATTCTGTGCAACTACTGCTGCAGCAGATGTTCCGTCAAATCCGTCAACAAATACGTCAGCGTCTACCATTCCAAGGTCTACAGTAAATGTAGAACCATCAGAAGCAGTATCTACTTCAATACCTGCGTTAAGGATCATAGTTCCTTTTTTGACAGCAATCACTGGAATGACATCAGAAGCAGCTAGTGCGCTACCTTTGTCAGACAAAGCAGTTGCTAAATTCAAAACAGTTTGAACCATGTAGGGGCTTCTGCCTGGGGTAGCATTGGCTCCCCTTGCAGCTTGAAGTGTATTATCACCTAATGCCATAATTTATTTCTCCCTTACGCTGCGTTGTATTTAGCAGTTACGATTGCTTCTGGACGAAGAATCTTTCTGCCATATAGATGCATACCACGAACAATGTCAGCAAAGCTGTCAGGGTCACGATATGTTTCTGTCTTGTTGATCTGCTCTGCAGTTGCTACTGCTGAGTCATGACCTGCAACGATCACACCAAAATTACTGTTTTGGTTAGCTGATCCTGTAGTTCCAGAACCTGTACCTACTGAAGGAAGGTTTGAGGAAGTATACAGTCTGAAACCATGCATGTTGTTCAGTACTAGACCGTTACGTAGAGCACCTGATTCACCGTAATCAGCGTTTAAGAACCTTGAGTCCTCATCGGCTAAGATTTCCATGAATACTGGGTCAACTACGAGCCATCTACCTTGTGAGTCAACTTGCTGTTGATCCAACAAACGCTTCATGCGTGATATAATCATCGCAGGAGAAACAGTTGCTGTTGGTAGTGCTGTTGCACCTGGTAAACGTGCTGCTACAGGAATTGAATGATCTCCTGCAGAACCAGTTGTTATGTTACCAAATGAATCCTTACGGAGTTTCATTGATGTCAACAACTCGTCTGAACCTGCTGTTGATACAGCTTTTGAACCATTTGTTTGGTCATTAACTGTGTCAGCGTCAGAATGTAAAGCAGACTGTTTAAAACCTGATAGATAGCCAAGAACTTCTTGGTCATGCTGATCAGCTAAACGGTATGCTGCACGATCTGTTGCAAGTTGCATAAAGTTTACATGTGAGTGTGCTTCCTCTATATCGTCAATCTTAAAAGCATAGTAGTTCGCTTTATCTACGACTAGAGAAAAGTCTTCATCATCAAGATCCTGTGCTGTGATGTTTGTACCTCTGGCATAAGACGACACAGAAATCTCAGGTTCCTTGATAATTTTCACCGTATCTCCTTGTGCGCTGATCTCTCCGAAATAATCAGAGTTGGTGATGTCACCGCACACAGTTGCCTTGCGAAAAGCAAGCTGTACTTTTTTGGAGTATATGATACTGGAAAAGTTACCGTTTGGTAAGTTACCGTATCCTCCTGCTGTTGTAAAAGCCATGATTAAATCCTCCATGATATTTGGCTTTGAGAATAAAGCTTAAACACCTGAAAGAGGCTGTACGTTTTCTAGGGTGCAGAAAGCATTCGGTTGCGCAACAGAATACCACTGGGCCTATACTTAGACAGGTAGTTCTTTGTAGTTTAGACTTTAGAGAAAAGTATCTTTGAAGGTAGTCCTTACGGAGGCTTCAAGTCAGATACTGGTAGTTATATGCTTGACTTAATATATGTCAACCATTTATCTTGCAGAACCAGTTATATCATAAACAAACTTGCCATTACGCATCGCTTCGTTTATTTGATCCTGCTTTTCTTCAAACTCTTTAGATGACATTCTAGATACGTCAGACTCTTTAATAGTGCCTTGTACACCTTTTTCATCAATAGAAGTTCGAGAACCTTTAGCAACAGTAGACGCTGCAGCCTTCTTAGACTGTTTCTTAGCTGATATAGTCATACCGTTGTCTATCTTATATAAATCAATTACACGTACAACTGATGCAGGATCATCCATATTTTCATAGAGTGCATCCTTAACCCATTTAGGTTGTGCATCAGCCCAATCATGGAACTGATCTGCTTGTCTTAATTCGTCAAAGTCCTCGTGAGACCTACGAATAATGTTTTCTGCTTTTACTCTTTGAGCTTCAGAGTGAGCGTCATCTAGTTCTTGTAACCGTGATTCAGCTTTGTTGAACATCTCCTGTGCTTTTTTAGCAGCAATAGTTTCAACAATACCTGCAACGTCTGGATACTGTTCTGCCCACTTCTCTATGTCCTCATCAGACTTAGGGGGAACAATACCCTCACGTTTACTTTTATTTTCTAGAGCTTCAAATCTTTCGTTCCACTCTTTTTCCTTGTCTGACATATGCCTACGCAAATCGCCATAACGTTTCTTAAAAGATTTCTCTTCGGCACTTAAGCTACTATCGTCTTCCTGTGCTTCGGTTTTCTCTTTGGTTTCTTCTTGTTTGGAATCGTCTGTGGCTTGTACTTGGGTGTCATCA